CAATTTGGTATCCGCCGGAGTCTCCCAGAATCATTGTATTCCCGCGATCACGTTGTTGGATCATTGACTCCTGCGTCATACTCTTTACTAGATCTAACTGTGCGTGACCCGCAGAGTACAGACCGTACTTGTATGTAAAATATCCTTGTTCAGGATTTAAAAAGTTCATACCTTCAATACCGCGATCAAATCCCTTAGGAATGCGATCGTTAGGTACAAATTCTTCTAGTCGCTGTTTAGCAACATAGGTACTGTAAAAACTACTGATAGCAGGTAGGTATACTGCGTAGTCTTTTTGTAAGGGTGATAGGTTAACTGGTTGTTTCATGTTCTCTCGATAAGTGTGCGATTATTGTTAGTTGTTCTTGTGCCTCTTTTACATTCTCTAACGCAATGCGAACGGCTTCGTTTTTTGTAGCTATTTCTAGTATTTCAATCTCTTGACGTTGCTTACTCTTTGCCCAAGATAGTAAATTTTGTGTTTCTTGATCCAGGCCTATAGTGGCATAGCTAGTAGCTAGCACTTGCCAATTGCTACCAGTAAACACTTCCATCTCTGTGCCGTTGATGCGTAGCATACCCGTCATTGGATTATTAGAGTTTGGACCGACATACGGTAGGGCAGTATTTCCGCCGCTAACCGTAATGCCTGATATACCTTGTAGACCTTTAATCATATTTAGGCCGCTTGTGCTGGAATGATATATTTGTAAGTTGCTAAACCGCTATCTAGAGTAATTTGAATAGCACCTTCATTTGACAAGCTCATCTTGGTGTTGTTAACATCTGCAATCTTAAGAATACTCAAGATTGGCATAACAGGCCAAGTCCAACCACGATCCAATTTGCCGTCAACCCCCATAGCAAAAACAAACTCACCTGCGTGTGTTGATGCATCGCCAAAGATAAACTTTAGATTACCGCCGTCTGTCTTGGCTAAGAATGTTGGATGCTCACTGTGCGCACCAGCTTGGAAGTTGAAACGAGTCACAGAAGCCACGGTAGGCTCTAGTTCTACATCCCACTTAACTCCACGGAACTTGACTGTCTTCATTTTTTCATTAATAACTTCCGTATTCATAAAACGATAGTCGTTTTTAAAGTCGCCGTCTTTGTTTTCAAAGTGGATACCAACCGGAATAGTTTCTCCGTTGCGATCTGCAAATGTAATAGAAATCTTTGCATTGTCCTTGTACTCGTTGCCGTCCAACAAATATTTCAATTTGTTCAACTGCGGCATACCAAACACACCAATCATGTCTGGATAAGGAGCAGCAGCTTCTGCTTCCATAATAACACTACGATCATCGGCCATAGCGTTGATAGTGGTGCCTTTTTCTGTGCCTGTGACTTTAACTGTGGTTAAGAAGCCTAGGTTTTGTGTATGTGATACGATGTCTTGTAAAATATCTTTCATTGAAAGTTCTCCTGTATATTAAGATTATATTTAGATCTAGAGTAAAAAGCAACCGCAATTTACTCAAAGTCAAACAATTTTGCGAATGTATTATCACTGCGAGTTGAACTGATGTCCCATTCCAAAACACCAATCAAGTTTTCTAACTTTTCATCGATAACTGCATTTTCCATTTCAGCATCGTTAAAAGGCAAGTCCTTAAACCATTGAGGTAGTCTAAGTTCATCTACGGGATAGGCCACTGAGGTATAGCCCATTGGATTATCTTTGACTTTACAGACAATAACTTTAGCACCGTCTGTAATTGCCATTGAGTATTTGTCATCCATCATGCGTTTCAAAGTGTTCCAGTTAAGACTTGCTCGAACGTGTCCGGGCATATTAGTCTTACCTGCTTTCTTTTCTTTGTCGCGATACTGTGAAATGTTATTAGCACGTTTAGGTGATCCTTTTTCCCAACCTGGTCTAACCTTGAACTCGGTACGAAAGCTGGTAATGTACTCTAATACATCTTCTTTGGTACCGTTATTTAGGACCTTGGTCAAGACCTCACTTAAAAAGTCTTGGATCACTACAGGAGTATCACTACGTTTCAAATCTAGACCCATGGCCTTGATCTTACCTGGCTTGCCATCTACGTCTGCACGTTTGCCTTCTTTGTCGTAGTACAATACAGCATAACGTTTCTTAGTAATGAACAAGCCACGGCTTGCAACAATTTCACGACCTGCTTTAATAACTTCGCCGCGAGTTTTAGGACAGTGGAAAGCATCTTGCATGAACTTGGGAAATGTAGAATTTACTTCTTCACCAATGGTATCATAAAGCTCAACAACACTTTCTTTAGTCCAAGGAAGTGATCCTTGATCAATTTCTTTCTTTAGAGTAGTGTAAGCTGAGAAATAACAAGAGTCGGTATCACCGTAGATGATAGCTTTGCCTGTGTGGTCATTGGTACCAGTAATAATCTCATTAACTTTTCCAGCCATATGCTTGGCAATGGCACGACCCGTAAGTGTTGTTGATTGACCAATACGATTATCAAAGAATCTACAGCCTGGATTCAAAATAGCACCATATAAACTGTTCAAGTTAATTTTCTTAACCAACTGACGCTTGTCCCAATACTCTTCTTCGATCTTGTTGCCAGCTGCAATACAATCTCTAAGTTTGGCCTGCATTTCTTTACGTTCAGCATACCAACGTTTTAACAAGCCGGGAATGATACCTTCTTTCTCATAGCTAAAGATTGTGCCATTAGCTGAAATCATCCAAGGCTGATTGCTGTCAAAAATCAAATCATAGGCCTGCGCAGCACTTAGGGTATCTGATCCACCATCCTCCCAGTCAATGACAATTTCACGTCCAACATTTTTTTCCATTACAGCAGCGTATTCTAAACTGCCAAACACTCCTTCCCATGCCGATGCAAAACTTTTTCCCTTGGCAATTTCAGCAGCAATAAAGTCTTTGGTTCCATCTTGACGCAACTGTCCAACAATAGTTTCTGGACCCATGTTCAATGCACGAATTGCACTAGGATATAGTGAGTTAATATCTAGTGAACCAATCCACTCATGTATACCTTTCTTAGGGTACGCAACATATGCACCGGCAGCTTGATTGCTGAAACCTTCTTCTCGAGATATTCTATTAGGCACAATAAAACCACGCTTGTGAGCTTCATTGATAATGGCCTGTTCTGTCACTGCCACAGCACCCATGGTGGTCTGTAGCAACACAGTACACTCATGTGCCAGTGTGTTAGCAAGATCCAAGAACTTTAGTTTCTTGTCTAGTTTTTCCAACAGCATACAGTCTTGTCTGTTATATTCAATAAATCTACGGAAGTCGTTGTTGTATAACTGATCAAGTGTGCCTTCGTAGACAGTCTTGTTCTCACCTATCTCCATCTCACCAATAGCATCTAGTCGATAAGTGTGTCGTTCTTCGTATGTGTACTTGCGATATAGTTCAAGACTGTCTAGGTGTACACGCCCAATAAGATCGTATGTGATAGCAGCTTTGCCGTACTTTTCGTATTCACGTTTCTTAGGAAATTGATCCCATAAACAAAATCTGCGGGTGTCTTCCTTGCTGAGAACTTTGGTCACACGATTAACGGTATAGGGAATATCAAAACCCTCACTGTTCCAACCACTCAACACATCGGCATCTTGAATTAGATCCAAGAACGTGTCTAACATATCTGCTTCGTTGTCAAACAGCATGGTATTAGGAAATTCTTCAACCTGACGTTTAGCTTCTTCTATACTGATAGTCTTTGGAGGGATAGCTAAACAGACCATAGTCTGCATCCATTGTAGGTAGACAGCAATCGCAGTGATTGGCATGAATGCATCTTCTGGTGATGCATAGCCACGTTCTGGATCGAAGTCCACCTCAATGTCGAACCATGCTACGTTTAGCTTAGGTGCATCAACGTTTAGATAATGATCTTCTAGACAACGATAGATTGGATTGATATCGCTTTCAAACAGTTTTTTGTTTGAATGAATTGCAAGTTCTTTGCGATGTTCTTTAACATTTTTAGAACTCACTCGTGAAAGAGGTTGTCCAAAAATACTTGTGAATTTACCCTTGGCATCTGGGTAATAAAAAATATGTCTAGCAGGATATTCTTTGTAATGCCTATTACCTTTATCATCACGTTCGACCACGTGAATCATATCCTGCTCTCTATTATAGAAAGCGTCTACATAACTCAAATTTTTCTCCTATGCAATTTAGGGCTTGCAAATACCAATGTGCGGTTTGTGGCCACGCCTGCCATCTAGCATTATTTATAACATTCTAATAAGACCAACGGTATCTATGGTTGTTAACAAAATATAGTTAGCGAGCATGCCAAAAGATTTCCTAGTCCAACTAGCCCAAGCATACATAGCACAGCCAAGAATCCATACGGGATACAAAGCAAGAAGCGGAGGCGTGGGTACGGTAAGCGCCATAGTAATGGAGCAGCCAATACTAACAGCCCAAGCAAGCAGCTCAACAATAAAGCGAATTCTGTTAGACTTAAAGTCATCTCTTATCCATTGTATTGTTGGTGCAAAAATTGTGTCAATCATTCTGGTAGACGTTTAGTGACACCAAGAATCATTTCAATATCATTCCATTCTTGTTCGTGGTCTTTCCAATTGTCTTTATGTGCAATCTTGATCGCCTTATTGATAACACTGGGTTTAATTTGCAGTTCTTCTGCAACTGCTTTGACAGTTTCTTTAAGACCCTCCGATAGATCTTCAATTTCGCGAATTACATTAGAGCCTTCGTTGATAAGACGCTCAAGTTTAGCTTTTTCTTCCGGACCGTACATTCTTGTTGACATAGATATCTCCTTAATAGTACTATTATACAGCCGTAAAAAAAGCCAGTCAATACATAACTGGCTTTTTATTAGTAATTGGTTAAATTACTTTTGGTCTTCGCTTAGTACATCGTACATTTCAAATTTGCCACCCATACGCTCGTATACCATACCAGCATACACATCAGCTTTTAGGCCTTCCCCGATCTTTTGTTTAGCAACACGTTGAGCCCAAGAAAACAATTCTTGATCAACTGCATCAATCTGTTGTTGACCGCCACTTTCTTGAACAAGTTTGATCATGTCTTTAAATGATAGAATATTTTCGATTGACTCTTTAACTGGACGCTTCTTGCCTTTTGGCATCATTGCACTTTCAGTCTTCTTGCCAAAGTATTTGGCCTGCTTGTCGCTCATGCCTTTCTTACCAGCTGGCTTGTCGCCACCTTTGTCAGCAGCAGCTTTTTTCATTGGCTCTTTCTTGTCGCCGTCTTTGTCCATGTCTAAGAAGTCAGGTTTCGCACCTTCGTCCATAATCTTGGCCATTTTCTTTTTCTTGTCTTCTTTCTTTTTCTTGGCTTCAGCTTCGCTTTCTTCTTTAGCTGCTTCAACCATCTTCATAAATTTAGATTTGAATTCTGGCTCAACGCTTTCTTTTTTGGCTTTCTTTTTAGCTGGCTTGTCATCTTCGTCATCA